ATATAGGTAAAACCGATTTGACTACTTCAGCTAATTCAATCATTTTAATATGTGACATAATATAATATTCCTCAATAAGTTTATTTGTTGAGACTATTATAACATAAATCTAGATAATGTAAACGTTTTTTACATATTTTTATAAGCAAATTCAATAGCTCTACTTGCTTCAGTGTTCAAAGGACGTTTGGCATAGATATTAGATGTTTCTCTATCTAATTGTAGAATTAACTGAACAATTTCATATTCAGTTATAGGATACTGCTTCTTAACTGCAAAGCAGGCAATTGATGTCATAAGTTTATAAATCATAGAGTATCGACCAGAACCATCCATACCTGATATAGATTTGTACTCAGTGACTAATTTTTGGTTTACAAATGGACAATCTTTATATGAATTCCAATTATAATCTCTTTTAGTTTCTTCTAACTTAGCTTTTCGATGACTAATAACCTCATCTCTTAAATCATCTGGTAATCTATCAATAAATGAATTACTATTAACTGGTGCAGCGAATTCATATTTACACATTAACTCCGTAGGATCAATATAGGCACCACGATTGCTAAAGATAAAGTTATTAGCACCAGGGTATTGCGCAGGGACGTAATACATTCTACTGAGGTCTTTAGTTTGGAGATCTCCCATACATCCAAATTCAGAGTTGAGAGCGAACCAGAAGTGTTTGATTTCACTCGACTCAACAAGTCTTGTAAGTGGAAACACGAGTCTAAACTTCGGCCATGCAATAGTGCTGCTTGCAGTACTATAACAAATATAATCCCAATCACCAAACCGTCGATAAAGTTCATCTTCTAAGTTTCCTTCAAATTCATGTGTATCTACATCGATAGCAGCCCACATACCCCAATTTACTACATTAGCATTAGCTCTTGTAGTACCAGGAGTATAGGTAGCCGGTGAAATAAGAGGTGAGGTCTTTTTATTGAACTCACCTTTCTTTGCTTTGTAGCCGGGTAGAGTTGAGAGATGATATAAAGATCTCTCAAACTCTTCAAAGGTTTTAAAGTCAACTCGAGTATCAGTTTTATTATCAAAGATACTCTTGAAAACTGTTAGCGAATACATTATTGATCAAACACCTTTGAGAATAATCCAACATTGTCAACATGAGTAGGTGCTACCCAACCTTTTGGCTTTAACAAATCAGGTAATCCCCAAGGATTGGGTCGACCTTTTTTAATACCAACTTCTTTAGCCAAATTTGCATAAAGCACTTTATCCCATGCATCATATAAATCAACACCATATGTATCTAAAGTACCAATAGCAAATACAACCAAATCTATTAAAGCGTCTACAGCATCATCACCAGATTTAGCTTCTTTTAACTCATCCAATTCTTCTTGTAAACAACCTATACGGAATTCCAAAAACTTCTTAAGTTTGTCATCATCAAATTTAGATACTACTTCATTTACACCAAATTGTTTATGCATCTCAGCAATATCTTGAACCCAATTAATACTCATATTATTCTCCAATTAAAAATCTATTATAACATATTTTACTAGAAAGTAAAACCATTTGTTTCAATTTGTGGTTTTTTATTTCGTTCAACCAAGAATTGAGTCGCAGGTTGACCACTATCAGAAATATCCTTTTGTGCAGATTCTTCTACATCATATAGTTTCATCCTAGATCTATCAACTCCTATAACAAATCGTTTATAATAACCAGGATCGGCATATCGATTCTTAAGTTGTTTAACCATGATTTGATTTAGGTTTTCAAGTTCTTCTGTAGCAATCAAAGCAAACATCATATCTGCTGTTGCAGGCAAACCAAAAGATTCTGAAGTATCAGTTAATTCTACATCGGTATTACCAAAACCACCTCGAGTAGTTTGGGTCGCACTTAATAATGGTACATCATATTCAACGGCAAGACCTCTAAGTTCTTCAGCAATAGACTTGATATATGTGTATGAATTAACACCTGCACCATTTTTAATACGCGAAGAGCAACAGATATTCAAATAATCGATGATTATCATATCAGGTTTAAAGTTACGTTTAATCTTTAGTTCTTCTAATAAGGCCTTGAAATGACCTGAATGCGCAGTAGAAGTAGGATACTGTTTAACTATAAGTTTACCTGAAGTCTTCTTAATCAATTTATTAATACGATTATTATATGTAGGCAAGTCTACTGTAGCCATTTCATTCATATTCATATTAAGAAGATTAGCATCAATACGTTCAGCAATTCTCTCTTCGGCCATTTCCATCGTGATATACAGAACATTCTTATTTTGTAGAAGACTGGAAGCAGCAACATGACACATGAATAATGATTTACCTACGGCAGTACCAGCAAGTATGATATTCAGAGTCTTTTTAGATAATCCACCCTTTGTAATCTTATTAAAGATATCTAGATCAAATGGGATCTTTTCTTCAACTCTATGATAGAAATCATATCGTTCTTGGTAATCTTCAAGGTAATCATGACCTACCGAAGAATCAAAACTAACTGCCAATGCATCTGATAAAAGACTTGGTATAGCATCTTCAGTTTTGTCTTTATGTTTACCTTCTACTATATCATATGCATCAATGATCGCATTAATAACGGCTCTATTTTTACAGAACTTTTCTGTATTATCATAAAGCCATTGTTCATTATCAGTTTTAAAGGTCAACTCATTGATATATTTTTCAATATCCTGTAATTGGTTATCTCGTAATTCAGATCTATTACTGATCTGAATTGCTAATATATCAAGAGTTATTGCTGAGTTATACTGTTCATAGAAATTAATAATTTCTTGTGAGATTACTTTTTCATAATGATCAGTAAAATACTCAAGTTTAATAAATGGAATTACTTTCCTTGAGTATGTTTCATTGTGGATCAAGTTGCTCAATATAGTCTGTGTTATCGTCATCAATTCCGCCTGTATATACAATGTCATTTTTAGATAATTGGTACATGATTAACTCTATAAGAAAATCTCCAATATATTTTTCGAACTCATCTACATTATATTCTACTCCTGCATCATCGTAAACGTCATAATCAAAACTTACTTGGCAATCTTCATCTTCTGCTAAATCTTCAGGAAATTGAACTTTGCCATAACTAAAAACTATACCTGCATAAGGTGGATCTGTTAACTTAATTGCAGAAAGACCTTTATCACTATGACTTTCTACAATTACATGACCAACTAAAAACTGAAAATCATCACTCACTATCTTCTCCTAAATAATCTTCAATTAATGCCAATTCTTCTTCAATAGATTCATCTGATATAATAGCACCATTTGAGATTTGATAATTAGTTTTAATCCATTCTTGAAAACCAATACTTGATATAATAGGCAACCAGAAGTCTTTAGTATCTGTATCTTTTATACGATACTTTTTCTCTTCAATTTCACCAGTTTCTTTATTAACTTTTGAATACCAACCATTACTTGGTTTAATTACATGACCTGATTCAAGTGCCATTTCCAATAGACCCGACCATTTACTAATACCACCTTCAAACTTAACAGTAACTGGTATCTTTGACTTTTCACGTGAATGTCTAGACTTTTCTACATTGATAATGAAGTTATAACCAGCCAATTCAGTACCATCTTTTTCTTGTTGACGACCTAGAATAAAGATATTATCGGCTGAAAGGTATATACCTGATCCACCTGATACTACTGGCTTACTAAACATCTCTTGTGTCATATAGATATGATTCACTGCAACCATAGGGATATCGTACTTAACTAGATATGGAGTAATCATTCTAAAGATAGACTTCATCTGACGAGCACGAGTCATATCTTGAGTAGACTTACCTTCAATAGCATCTTCCATTTCTTTCTTTGATGACATATTACCAAGTGAATCAATAACAAAGATAACCTTATCTCCACGTTTGATTTCTTGTAACTGGTGCATTACATCAAATTTGAACTCTTCCATATTCATAATAGGTGTATGTACTACCCGTTCTTTATCAATACCAAGAGAATCAAAGTAAGATTCAGGTGTACCAAATTCACAATCATAGAATACTAGTACAGATTCTGGATACTTATCCATATAAGACTTAGCAAGGATCAAAGAGAATAATGACTTGAAATGCTTACTTGGCCCACAGAATAATGTAAGACCGGGAGTTAATCCACCATCAATTCTACCTGACAAGGCGATATTGAGAGCAGGGATTGGAGTTGTTACCATATCTTTCTTAGTAAAGAACTTTGAAGATGATAATATCGAAGAATCTTTAATCGTACTATTCTTTTTAATTCGTTCTAATAATGCACTCATTAATTACCTCATTTGTTAATTTATCTTACTATTTTAATATACAATTTACAATTTGTAAACTGTTATGGATTATTTTTAGAGTGAGGTACATCAAATACAAAAGTAATTCTAACACAATCACCTAGGTTTTCTGTTCCATGTTCTAACTTATTGTTGAACCATAATAAAGTTCCAGGTTCAACAATGACAGACTCATCTCCTACTGAATATCGATAAGTCCCTTGAATGGCTAAATGATACCTATCACGAGTCAAATAATAATCGCCAATATCAATGTGTTTGCCTACAATACCTCCAATAGGTAAAGATAGAAATCCACACCGACTATGGGATTTAAAATGTCGTTTCAAAAATCCTACAATTTCAGTATGTCTTTTATAGGCAGGAGTCTCTATACAGATATCTGTATCGCCAACATATTGATCACGGTTTTCTACTCCGCCCATTACTAATTGAAGTACTCCTGCTTGAATTTCTGGAAAACCTCTATCAAGCATAGACATTGATCCTTCTAATGTCTTTTGAGCACCCCAATCATTTGGGTATTTGTCAAGTTGTTTTAATATCTTTGAGACATTAATTCCAGTCTTAATTATTCTAATATTATCCAAAGAAGTCATCCAAGTTTGCCGAGTTATTTAATTTCCAACCAATAGGTTCAAGCATGATTTGAAGGGGATCAACGAATACCTTTTCAAATTGGGTATCATAATCAATATACTTTTGTAATCCAAATTCTTCGGGTATCTTATCTTTAATAGATATTACATTCTGATTAATAGGATTAGGAGTTCTCAAGAACACTACCTTAACCTTATCACTATCAAGAATTTTTTCATAGGTCTTGGATAGTTTGTATTTGTCTATCAGATGGTTATACCAAAGAGCACCACGTACGTGCATGGGAGTACCTTTGATACACACATTAGTCTTATCACTGAACTTCTTAAGACCATTAATACCAGATGGTCTACCTATACTAGTAGTTTCAAGAGATTCGAACTCAATTTTAAAGTCATTGACATACTTATTGATTTGATCTTGGTCACCATCCAATATAATATTCAAAGAGTCTTTTAGTTTTTTCCTGCAAACTTGAGGTGTAGAAGACTTAACTAGTTCTAAACCAGTTACTTTTAGTTTAGGTTCTGCATATTGAACACCTTCAGAATTATATACACGAAGGAAGTATCTTTTCTTGGCTACAAATACACCAACATCGGCTAGTACTTCACGTTTCATTTTCATTTTCTGTTCATATGAATTCATATAGTCAGCAAGTTTTATATATGAACGATCAATCAATGGTTCAACTATTTTAGCACAAAATGAATCCATGAATGCTATCTTTTGATCGACAGATTTATCTTTACATACAGATTCTACCACTGCTTCTAAGGTTAGATAATTAGAATCGGTATCACCGGCAATAACATATTGGACATCTTCAGTCTTGTTTGCTTTATTAAAGTACTCATCCAACATATTAGCATTCCATCGATTAGATAACTGACCTGATAGAGTAATACTTTCTGCCATTCTTAAGTCATAATATCTGAACCATGAATTGCCTATTGCACCATAAACGCTATTCAATGCTTCTTTTACTGCTAATTGCATAGCATTAGAGGAACTTTGAGCATTCTGATATTCTACATTGTATTTGTCAGATTCAAGTAACTGTTCATACTTAAGCATTTCTTTCTTATAGTTACTACGGTCAGCATATACCTCTTCCATAATTTCAGGTAAGAATCCACGAACATCTCGACGATAGCACCAACCATTTGCGCTTAAAGATAGATTCTGATCTTTAACATATGAATTATCAAATGATTTGGATAATAATTCATCGACAGTACAAGGGATTCTAGTATCAGTAAGAGTCTCAGGACTAATGTTATATTGCATAATCAAATGCGGATATAGCGAAGCCAAGTCAAATGAAGCAATATACTTATGTTTACCAACTACTGGTATCTGAACATATGCACCTTCATACTTACCGGTTTTGATTGAATTCTTTTTTGGTGGTATAACAATGTTCTTATTCTTTAATCGATTATAGATGATTGAATCCCACATATTTACTGGACCATACACTTCATCTAGATTGATTTTAGAATAATATGCAAGTGATACCGCAATCTGAATCAGTTTAAGTTTTTCATCTAACTTATCGACAAGTCTAACGTCATGTCTGTTATAGTCTACAAATAATGACCAATCTTTTGTATAAAAGTCTTTGAATGAATTATAAGGATTTTCAAGTTTCTTTTCACCAAGAACTGTATTGGCAACAGTATCAAGTTTCATATCATCTACTTGGATTTTGCCAAACTTAGCAAATAGTTCTTTATAATCGAGCATATTAATACCCTCGATATTATAACCTATCTTTTCATTACCATTCTGGTCTTTATACAATCGTTCACGAACGCGACCCCAAGGAGATAATTTATTGATGATTTGATCATCTATTACCCTTGCCATTCTACGAATTAGATATGGAAAGTCATATCCATTGGTATTCCAACCGGTTACAATATCAGGATAGTTTAGAGTCCAATGAGTCATGAACTCACGTAGAAGGTGTGCTTCACTTTGGCATTTAATATATGGACCATCATCATTTACTTTGTCATAGTCTTTTGTACCAAAGGTTACGATATCAGTTGAATTTCTATTCTTCACTGATATGAGTGTGATCTCTTCTACAGGATCTTTAATCACTTCATCAATACTTAGACCATATTCAGTAGTAGTCTCAATATCAATACTAGTGATATTCATTACTGATTGGTCATATTCAATTTCACCTTGATAATATTCAGATATGAATTGCTTGGTAAAATCCTGCATACCATATATTTTGAAGTTCTCTACTTCACCATAACTTTTGATAAACTCTTTAGTGTCATGGATACTACCTGGTTGGATTTCACTTACATATTCATTAGTAAGAGTCTTCCATTTGGTTGGAGTCTTGGATGAGACAAATAAGGTAGGTTTGAAGTCAACCTTGGTATGGATTCGTTTGCCATCTTCATAACCTCGAAGTAAGATGTTATTAGATACTTGTAGTACACTTGTATAGAATTTAGACATGTTTTCCTTTTAGTAACATCATTACGTCATAGCAGATATCATGGAC